CACCAATATTAGTGCACCCAAAAAATTGATTTATAGATTTTGATGAATAATCAATTTGACCATTACCATCACTTATTAATGTCCCTGTTTTTGCAAATCCTACAGTGGAGTCAACTGATATTATTGATGAACCCACAGATACAAAATCTAATGATTTTGTTCGACCAGGCACCGTAAATACACCCTGAATTAAATCACGGTCACTAAAACCTACAAATAAGGATATTTTGTAATAAGTTTTACCACCTCTAGTTAAAACTTCTACTTCTGATACTGATGCGTTAGTAGCAGGATCTGTTGATTTAAAAATTGTTTGTCCAACTAAGTTAGATGGTTCAGCAGTTGTTGTTATCAAATCAGCAACAATAACTTCTCTTCTTATAAATTCTGCAGAAGATGGTTTTATTAAATTACCTTCTAAATCTAAAATAGTGGAATCTACACCATACAATACTTTAAATAGAATTTTTATTGATTCTGCAATACCTTTAGATTGATAAAACGACCGTGAGAACTTTACAAAATTACCAATATCTAAATCAGTAGAGAATTCTTCATTCTCTAATCCAGGTAAAAATGTTGCCTTTAACTTTTTGAAAAACTCTTGTAAAAATAATACTGATAGATTAGTAACACTTGAATTAGCAATATGAGAAGAGGCAGTTGTTTCTTCAAAAACTAAACTCTCTCGATTTATTTCTAATAATGAAGAAGATACACCAACGTTGTAACCAGATATACCACTGAACCCACGAATACAACCAGTAAATGATGTAGATGTAATACCTGTATACGAGATAATTTCATTATCGATTTTAATTAATCCATATTCAGAAGGAAAACCTTTTGTGCTAGGAACTTCAATAATAGTATCAGTCGATGTTATTGCAGAAGAAATACTTGTAATTCCAACAACAGACTCTGGAACTAAATTATCTGGTTTGATATATTGATCAAAATTATTAATTAAATCAGCCGCTCCACCCTGAAACTCTTGAGAAATAAAGTATTGCTTTAAAAACTCAGTAGCTTTAGGAAAATCAGATACCACAAATTCTGGTAATTGATTCTCTATAATTGTATTGACTTGTATTCTCTTGTCAATATTTGACATAAATTATTTCCTCTCTAATTCACCGTTAGAGTAACTTGATGTATAGTAATCTCGTTGGAATACAACTCCTGAAAGATCTTCTCCCGATGCGATTACATCCTTAACCATATTTATTGAACTATTTGAAACGTCAAAACTCAAATATAAATCTTTTAAACCTATAACATCATTAGATTCGGGGAATGCTTGTACTTCAATAATATTATTCAAACTACTTGTTGAGGTAATATTAATTGTATTCAAAATGACCTCACCTTTTTTATAGTCTACCACACCCGCTTCTTTGACTAAAATTATCTGCTGACCTTTTTCATTACTTGAAACCACACTAAGAGTGCCCATCATACTTCCATCTAAATTACCTGCTGCATCTTTATTTGGAACATCAGTTAAATAAGCAAGTTGATTAAATCCATTTATTGTAAATCCAGTGCTCTTAATATTAAATCCTGTAGGATTAATATAGAAGCGATTACCAAAACATAATTCATATTGTGCAAATTGATTTAAAAGTGCTTTCAAATCTCTTCTAATTCTAACCTTTGTAATATTTGATGTTATAGCATTGTTAACACGGTCTATTAATATGTTAATTTTACTATATTTAAATCTACCACCAAACTTATTAATTTCAACATTATTCGCATAATCATTCAAAGCAGAAATAATATCAGTTCTCAAAGCAGCTTGTGAACCTATTTGTGCGGGATTATAGTAAACTGTTGAGTCTATCTCCACATATAGTATTTTTAAGTCTACAATTTCTGCATTAATACCAGCAACAGAATAACTTTTTAATTTATTTTTAATTTGAGTTTTATCAAAGTCAGATACAAAAGATCCATTTTTTGGTTTAATACTAACTTGAACTTGTCCAAATTTTGGAGGATCTAATTCCTCTCCACCAACAACTGCAACTGATTCAGTTTGAGGGTAAATTGATTGTATAATTGTCTCATAATCTCTTGGTGTAACTGCTCTGTATTGTGCTGAGTAGAGTCTTGGTGCAAAATACTTAATAGTAGATACATCTTCAACTTCAGCACCATTAGAAGCGTTTGTAACGGTAGTAATTTCAATATTCTCACTTGGTGTAAATAATGTTTTATCACTTTGTGTAAATGATCCTTGGAAACTAAAATTAGAAGGACCATTACCTTCCTCACCATCTGTAACAATATATCTTGCTGTTACTACTGTAGAATTTTCTAGTTTTTTACCAAATAAACCATCACCAAATAATATTTCGTATTTTTCATCTTGAACTTCCTGTGCAAGATAAATTTCAGAATTTTTTGTAATGTTTAGGATATTATCTACTTGTGCATATTGTCTTCCAAACCCAATATCACCTGTTCCTTTAACATATACTCGTAATGTTGAACTATCAATGTTTGGACTATCGATTATAAATCTTTGATCCTTTGATGTATCTACACGATACACTCTTTGTAGTAAAGTTCCTTGATAAACACTAATTGGATCGTCAAATTGTGCAAATGACACACCATTTATACTTCTGACTCTTGTTGAACTAATCTCATCTGGTATTGAAAAACGATAAGTTGTATTGGCAACACTACCAACACATACAAGACCTGAACGTAGAGTCAAAAATGTAGGAGTGTTGATTGTAGTAGCACCTAAATTAACGTCTGCAATCTTTATTGTCGCAACTGCAGCAGTTTTTGAACGTGGAACATAACCAATGTTTCTTGCGAGTGATACAACATTCTCTCTTATGGTTGCAGAGTCTAAGAAAGATTCGTTTGCGACTAAGTTAGCATTAAATGAGTTAATATAGGTATTGTAAGCAAGAGTATCAATTAGGACAGAAAAATTAGAACCCTCAAAATCAAAATCGGAAAAATTTGAGTTTGAACGTAAAAAATCTTTAATTTGTGCTTTGATTTGATCAAAGTCTAAACTTGTAAACTGAGTAAAGGGCATATTATCTCGTTGGTTCTAATATAAAGGAGAAAGACTGTGTTGGAGCTTCTAATCCTTTTATGTCAAAAAGCACTTTTACTGAAATTGAGTTAGAATCAGGCACTGCATCAACCTCAACACCAATATCACCTACTCTTGGTTCATAATTTCTTACAGTATTACGCACCATATCTTCAATAATCATCACAGATGATGATGAAAAGTTGTCAAATAACAATTCACGAATAGGAGTTCCTAAATTTGAGTCAAAAAACCTCTCAGAAGGTATAGTTTCGACCAAATTTCTCACTGCTCTTGCAATCGCTCTCTCATTTGCAAGTATAGGAATATCTTTTGTCACTGGATGAGGTTCAAATGACAGACTAATATCCTTAAATGCTCTTGATTTGCGTTGAATCGCCATTATTAATGCTTTTAGATTTATTTATACCCTATCTTGCATAATCTTTCATTACATAATCATCAGTGTCGAAGTATTCAAGCACCCACCAAGCAACACTACGTGGATTTTTTGCCCCACAAGTAAAAATATCGAACGCAACACAGTTTTTTTCTGGCCAAGTGTGGCAAGATAGGTGACTTTCACCCAAAGTTACTGTACAAGTCACTCCATAAGGGTCAAATTGGTGTGTATAAGTGTTTAAAATCTCTAAACCTTCAGTTTTACAAGCACTCACGCATATTTTTTCAATTTTATCCCTATCATTTAACTTTTCAAAGGGTACATTATACACTTCAACAAGTAAATGTGTACCCATATGAGCATTTTTTACGTTTTTCATCCCAATTCTGGTTCAAATGGTTTTCTATCGTTAGTTTCTTTTCTCTCTTTTGCTGTTTTCCAGAAATAATTCTCTTCTGAACCCAATCCATCACGGTCATGACCGTTTTCAACTTGATAATACACTGTTGAAACCTTAAAATCAGGTACTTTTGGTGTTTCTGGAGTAATACTGTTGTCGTAAATTCTCA